TACTGCCGTTTTTACTGCGATGCCAATTGATCAATGTTTCAAATATGTCAAGTGGTTCCCCGTTGTTGTCCATATCGTTGTAATAGTTTTTTAGAGGAATAATATTGGCACCTTTGGCCCAGCCGTATGTTGTGCCAGCGGCTATTCCAGCAACGTGTGTACCGTGACCATTGGTATCTTCACGACTGATATCATTTAATCCTCCACCACTGCCAGTGGGAGCGTACAAGTCCCAGTTGACATTTAATACTCTGCCTCGAAATTCTGGATGATCTACTTGCAGTCCAGTGTCACAAATAACAATGTCTACTCTGCTGCCATCTACAGTGTAGTCGTATTTTTTAACAGTTGTCTTGTAAGTGTCTGCTGTAGTGCCATATACATTGGTCGGATAACCATGTCTAATCAATCCCCAATTGACTTGATCGCCTGTTGACACGATAGTTTTATTAAAATTTTTATCTTGTACTGTATCATATTCCATGGTGACTAAAGGATTATTTCTAACTGGTATTTCTACTGCTAGAACACGTGGGTCGTTTTTAACACGATCTGCTTCATCATCAGTCAGGGCATATTCACATATACGTTTAAATGCTCTTCTTTCATTGGTAATGCTAATGGCACGATTGGGAATATGTGGAAGGCCTTGGGTATCGGATTCCATGTCCAGCCAAAACTGGTCGTAGTCAATGCCGTCTTGTAGGGCAACAATATATTCTTTAGTTTGCATGATTAGAATTGATACCAAATATCACCAGTGGCTCCAACACTATTGTCAGGAGCAGTTGCTTGAATGTACACTGTGGCATTGCGTCCTGGATCACCTTTTGGGCCCGCCGGGCCCGCCGGGCCAACAGCACCCGGTGCACCAGCTGGTCCGGTTTGTCCAATATATCCACGTTCGCCTTGTAGGCCTTTTTCTCCCTGATCACCTTTTGCACCTGGCGAACCAGCAGGCCCAGTAGCGCCTTTTGCGCCATCATATCCGCGGTCACCTTTTGCTCCAGTAGCGCCTGCCGGGCCAGCCGGGCCTGCTGGTCCTTGAGCTCCATTTGCGCCTGGTAGTCCTCTGTCACCTGTTAGACCTTTGTCGCCTTTTGCTCCGGCAGCGCCGGCTGGTCCAACAGGACCTTGTGCTCCAGTTAGGCCTGTTAAGCCACGGTCGCCAGTGGCTCCTTTATCGCCTGTTAGACCTTTGTCGCCTTTTGCACCTGGTGCACCAGCTGGTCCAACAGGACCTTGCACACCATCTGTAACATAAACAGCGCCAGCGGCACCTTGTGCAACAGTATATCCGCTACCCGTTTGCCAACCTTTTATTTTAAAAGTTGTGGCCATTGTTGTGGTAATCAATACAGTGCCATTAACAGTGGCTGTAGTTAGTCCAGATGCTTGTGGTGCTGGTAGTTGACTGTTGGCTACTAGAGTATTACCACTATTAAATATTCCCACATAAGCCGCACCTGCTGTGTTTAAACTGCTCATTGTGACAAAGTATTCAACTACCCAAGTTCCTGCACTGGGAATAGTAAATGTCATTATGTCTGTGGCCAAATTACTTGAATTTGTGCCTGTTACAGTCTGTGTTGCCGTTAAATATGTTGATCCTGTTGCCATGAATTTCTCCGTTTTTACTATTTACCAGAAATAGTAGTTTAACAGGGTTTGATACCGGTTTGGTAAATTAATCAGTAAATATCTATGTGGATAGCTTAACCCCAAGTCTAACTAAACAAATCCAACATGGAGGAATTAGTATGACAAAAAGACAAAAACGTGTTCAACCCCAACAGGAACACGCGGCAATTCTGCACATTGAAAAGTTTCGCAAGGAACGAACTAAACGTGTGGAGATACTGCCCAAGAACCTACGCCAAGAAGACTATCTTGCGCTGTTAGAAGACCCAACAAAAAACATAGTATTTGCCGTCGGACCAGCTGGTACGGGTAAAACACTATTGGCTACACTATTGGCAATTCGAGAGCTCAAGGCCGGGCGTATAGAAAAAATAGTTATCACAAGACCAGCAGTCAGCGTTGACGAACAACATGGCTTTCTGCCTGGCACGCTTATTGAAAAGATGGCACCATGGACCAAACCTATTTTTGACGTATTCGAGGAGTTTTGGGCTCCAAAATATTTAGAAAATATGATTGAGGAAAATGTCATTGAAGTAGCACCCTTAGCCTACATGAGAGGACGAACGTTTAAAAATTCAATTATCATAGCAGACGAAATGCAAAACGCTACGCCAAGCCAAATGAAGATGTTATTAACACGCATTGGCACGGACAGTAGAATCTTTGCCACAGGCGATTTAAATCAACACGATAGAGGTTTTGAGGAAAATGGCTTGAGAGATTTTACAGCCCGACTAAAAAAATCATCTAGCAAGATGATTGGCATCGTAGAGTTTGAGCAAAGAGATGTGGAAAGACATCCTGCTGTGGCCGAAGTATTATCAATTTACGGTGAATAATTAAACTCAGTTAGCTTGGGGTCAAGCATCCGTTTTTATTCATTGTTATATACTCGGTAAATAATTATATGAGATATCTATTGTTTTTTACACTATTTCTACCCTTGCTGGCTCATGCAGGGTTGACAATAGACAACTGTCGAAAATTTAAAGCAGACACTACTCAATACAATCTTTGCATGGCTGAAGCAACGCTAACTGTCAGCTACTGCGAACGTATTCGTAACATGGACACACAAACTCATTGTAGGTTTGTAATAATACAAAAACAACGACAAACCAGATAAGTTAAGAAATAACTTTAAAGTCCTCGGCGCATACGATCTAATTTAACAATGGTGGCGCTGAGATTAATTTCTGGATCTGAACACAGGGCATGGTTTACCATGCCTTCTTTTATGATCACAATGGCCATGTCTTGGCTGTCTTCATCCTCGCCCCACCACTCCAAGTTACGATACAGGAATTTGTAAACTTCTTCATATTCTTCTAGTGTAATCTTCTTACAGATCATTTCACGTGCTTGTCGCACACGACCATTTTGAAACATGGCAATGGCTTCCAACTTCCATTCGCTAGTGTCTGCGCCAGCTCCTGCACTGGGCATGATCAGTGTACCACTACGACTGTACTGCTGTGCAGTATTGATGGCCTTGCGTAGATCTGGATATGTGGCCTTGACAAAACTGGTCAGTGTTTCCACATCAAACTCAGCACCTTCATTGGCCAAGATTTCGCCCAGACGCACAGTAAATTCTGTTTCGTCTAAGTTATGAAAGCTAAAGCCCTGAGTGCGACTGTGCAGTGCTGGCATGACCTTGTGTGGCATATTACAAGTTAAGATAAAACGTGCCACATTGCTGTACTGTTCCAACATGCCACGTAGTACACCTTGAGCATTGGGACTGAGATAGTCTGCTTCGTCCAAGATAATAACACGAAAGTCACCAAAGGCCATACTGCGACAAAAGTTACTGACCTTGTCACGCAGGTTGTCAACGCCTGTTTCATGGCTGGCATTGATAAACATAATGTCACTCTTTTGCACACCTAACTCGTTGCACAATACCCTAGCCAAAGTAGTCTTGCCTGTACCCGGTGGCCCGCTCAATAACAAATGCGGAATGTTCTTATCTTGGATCCAGCCTGCAACCATTTGCTTTTGATTGGGATCAATCCATACATAGTCTTTAATAGTGGCGGGTCTATATTTCTCGACCCAGAGATAGTTTTGTGTAGTCATGAATATATTGTATAAGAAATCTCAACGACTGTCAAGATTAACGAGCACCAAAGTCTTCGGCTCTAATTGCGGGAGTGTAATCGTAGCTACGGCCAATATAGTGTTCAGTAGGAGCTTCGTCCTGAACACCAATAATACCATTGTAGTCAATCATTTGAAATTTGAACACTGAGCCATCGTCTTGTTTTAATTCAATAGTCATGGTCCAACGGCCATGCTCTACCAAGATCCATTGTCCCACTGCTACATCATCGATGCCTTCGCCCACATGAGTGACTCGGCCCCATCGAGCACGAATACCATGTTCTTTGCCATTGTCATCTAGAATAACAATGCCCGACGTGGTTACACGCTCGCCCTGTTCCAACTGTGCAAACAATTTTTTTGGTAATGGTTTAACAATCATTCTTTGGCAACCTCGACTAGTCTAGCGAGTTCTTCATCAGTTAAGAAGAAATTATAAGTTGAACTGTCCATGACCTGTCCTTCGTGTAACTGTTCGTTAACAAAGTCTAAACTGTTCAATCCAGCGATCCCTGCAGGCTTACGCACCACACGAATTCTAAAACTGGCT